CAACAGCAAATATTTGATTATGTGAAGAACAACCTCGGTGAGGGCATGATCGATGTTGAATTGGACCCAAAACACTATCAAACGGCACTGGAGAGAGCCACTAACAGATACAGGCAGAGATCATCAAATGCTGTTGAGGAATCATACGCTTTCCTAGAACTTAAAAAGAACCAAAATTCATATATCTTACCAGATGAAGTGATCAACGTGAGAAATCTCAATAGGAGAACAGTTGGTTCAAGAACAGAAGGCGGCGAAGGGGGTACACTGTTTGAACCGTTCAACTTGGCCTATACAAACACCTATCTGTTGAGGGCAGGTGCAACAGGCGGACTTGCCACATACTACGCTTTCGCAAGTTATCAAGAACTTGTAGGAAAAATGTTTGGTAGTTTCATACAGTTCCACTTCGACGTGGCAACAAAAAAATTGACAATAACTCAGAGACCAAGAGCGGATAATGAAACCGTGTTGATGCACACAGACAACTACAGACCGGACATCACACTGTTCAAAGACATCTATGCCAAACCGTGGATCAGGGACTACACACTGGCAGTGTGTAAAGTCATGCTTGGTGAAGCAAGAGGCAAGTTCAACACCATAGCAGGACCGCAAGGTGGAACCACGCCGAACGGTGATGCACTCAAAAGCGAAGGCAATGCAGAGATGGAACGTCTTGACCAAGAGATAGGTAATTTCCAAGAAGGCGGCACACCACACAGTTTTGTTATTGGTTAATTGTCAATCGTCATACTTTAAATAACACTGTCATGATTGATCCTAACTGCAAGACATATGCCGACCTCACACTAGATGAGCTAGAAGACACAGTTCAACAATTAGAAAATATGAGCATATTGGCATTGAAACAAAACAAGAAAAACCTTAGAATTTCCATACTGAAATCTGTAAAAGAAGCAATCAAAGAGATTGAAAAACGTCTAAAAAAATAGTATAATAACATTATGCTAATAGGAGTAGTAGGATTAATAAATTCCGGTAAAGGCACTGTTTCTGACAGGTTGGTCACAAAACATAATTTCATAAAAGACAGTTTTGCCAAAAGTCTCAAAGATGCTGTGGCATCAATGTTCAATTGGGATAGGAAAATGCTGGAAGGAGATACCAAGTCAAGCAGGGATTGGCGAGAGCAACCAGATAAATTTTGGAGTGAAAAATTTAATAAACCAGTGACTCCAAGGTGGGTTTTACAGTACTTTGGAACCGAAGTCATGCGTGGACAGATGTATGATGGGATATGGGTTGACAGTTGCATGGGCAGGTATAAAGGACAAAAAACCGTGATTGCTGATGTTAGATTCCCAAATGAAGTAAAGCAGATAAGGGCGAAAGGTGGCTATATTATCCGTGTGAAAAGAGGACAGGATCCAGAATGGTTTGTGAATTATATCGAGGGAAACGTGGAGCCACAAGGTATTCATTGCTCAGAATACGCATGGGCAAATGAGGAATTTGATTTAACGATAGAAAATAACGGCACGAAACAAGAACTTTACACAAAAGTTGACGAATTAATCATCAGCGATAAGATCGCCCATTCTCCATCCAAGTCGTCTGACCCCTTGCAATCTCTGGCAATTGGCACAAACAGTTTTTAAATTGCTTTCTACAGTATTTCGTAGATTTCCATCAACAAAAAGCACATCTAATTGAGTTGATTCACTGGCCCTAAATCCACACAATTCACACTTTTTGCCTTTTTTAAATCCTGATCTTTCTAGTGCGGTGACGCCACCAACCGGCTTGCCTGCTTTTTTCCGGTTACAAGTATCGCACAATTTTCTCCAATAAATTTTGCCATAACGACGGTAGGCATAGGCCCTGGGTTTGGACTTGCATTGGATACACAAAGGTCTTAGATTCTTGTCCATACTGCATATTTACGTCGCCTATATAGGCACCAGCAAAATGGTAAATTATGTCATAAAAACCATATGATTGAATAAATAACTCTAGTATACACGTAACTTGCAAGGAGAATACGAAAAATGGCTTTAACATCACCAGGAGTAGAAGTTTCAGTAGTAAATGAAAGTTTCTACGTACCATCAGATGCGGGTACTACACCACTATTCATAGTAGCATCATCACAAGACAAGACCAACGGAGGAGGCGACGCTACGGCTCCGGGCACAACAACTGCTAACGCAAACACTGCCTACTTGGTATCGTCACAAAGAGAATTAACAGAAACATTTGGAGACCCTAAATTCTACACAGACGTGGCAGGAAATTCATTACACGGTTATGAATTGAATGAATGGGGACTACAAGCGGCATACTCTTTCTTGGGTATTGCCAACAGAGCTTACGTTTTACGAGCAAATGTAGACACTTCGCAGTTGATTGGAAGTGCTTCGGCTCCTACAGCATTACCAACAGATGGCACATACTGGTTTGACCTTGCATCTACCAGTTACGGTATCTTTGAGTGGAGCAAAACTGATCAGAAATTCACAACAATCACACCAACATTGATCACAGCAGTTACTGACCTGGTGGGTAACGTGTCAACAGGTGCTCCTAAAACTTCAATAGGTTCACAGGGCGATTATGCGATCAACACAACACATGTTTCAAACAAGATCTACAAGAAAACTTCAAGCAACACCTGGGTACAATTGGGATCAAGTGCATGGCATTTGAGTTTACCGGTTATCACAGTTGCTTCAGGTACAACAGTGACAAGCGGTCACTCTATGTACGTGAACAGTGTTCAAGTTTCAGTAGGTGGCACAGCACTTTCAGATGTGGCAACGGCATTCACTAATGCCAATGTTCCTGGAGTGTCTGCAAGTGTAAATGCTACAACAGGTAACTTAGAAATCTTCCACAACGGTTTAGGTTTCAGTGATTCATCTGTGTCAAGCGACAACACTATCAAATTCGAAGCAGGTACAGGTACATTGTTAAGTGACTTGGGAATCACAGCACAGACTTATAACGGTGTGAAATTCCTGCAGGCTAAACACACAAACAGACCAACTTGGAAGACAGCAGACGAAGACAGACCCAACGGTTCGGTATGGTTCAAGACAACCAACGCGAATGCGGGTGCTAACATCGTTGCCAAACTATACAGCTCGTCGAGTGCTAGTTTTGGCACAGTATCTGCTCCATTGTATGCCACTAACCACTCTGCGATCTACAACCTAGATCCATCAAACGGTGGTACAGGCCTAACTGCTGGTGCACTTTACACACAATACAACATAACTGAACAATCAGTGGACGGACAGTCAGACATCACACCAAACGTGGGTGACTTCCAACTGTTCAGATACGAAGGTGGACAAACTGTAATAAGTTCTAAGACCACACATCCAACGTTCACGCACAACGAGACATTCACAGTTAGAGAATCTGTGAAAAACCAAGAAGCGTTGGCGGCGGCCAAGACAGTTACAATCCAGTCAAGCGATGGATCAACACTGGCTGACAAGGAAGACTTCGTGACAGCGTTCACAGCCGCTGGGTTCACGAACCTAGAAGCATCTATAATCACAGCAGGTGAGTACACAGGTGCTATACAGATCAAACACAAACTAGGTGGTGACTTCAGGATGAACAACACCTCAGGAACACCTCTAGATGACGCAGGTTTTGGTACCAGTGACGCACACAGTTATGGTGGATACACTGCTAACAGCACAACACTGGTTGACAACTTGTATGTTGCACCAACAGGTGATTCAGAAGACTCAACAGTGGGTAACGAGGTTATCGCTACAAACTGGAAAAGATTGAGCTACACTGCTTCAACAAGTTCTCCTACCAACGAGCCAGTAGATGGCACACTTTGGTACGACACCAAGATCGACGAAGCAGACATCATGGTACACAACGGAACAACATGGGTTGGATACAAGAACCAGTATGCTTCGACAGATCCAAATGGTCCACAGTTCAGTGCTTCGGCACCGTCTACACAATCAGACGGTACAGCACTTGTCACTAACGACTTATGGATTGACACAAGTGATCTTGAAAACTATCCGAAACTTTACAAATACAACACATCAGCGACACTAAGCTCAAGCAACACGGCGAACCAAGTGGCAGTGACCACAACAGGCGCGGCATGGGTGCTAGTTGACAAGG